GATACTATTGACGTTACAATTGATCTTGGGTTTGACTTATACAAGAAGGAAAGAGTTAGAGTTGCAGGAGTTGATACGCCAGAGAAAAGAACGAAGAACTTAGAGGAGAAAGCACTTGGAATCGACGCAACAAACTGGCTCAAAGAAAAACTCGAAGGCACGTTGGCTGGTGATGATGAGTTGTCTGTTAGGACTGAACTTGTTGGTGGCACTGGGAAATACGGGCGTCTTCTGGGTTGGCTTTACATTGGGGACGACAGTGTGTCCCTTAACGAGCAAATGATTGAAGCTGGATATGCTCATGCATATGATGGTGGCACCAAGGATATGAACCTCGAAGCATTAAAAGAGATTCGTAGGGCACATGGGACACTCGTAGAATGATGAGTGGTTTATTTGTTTTTGGATTTGTGATATTGCTTACAATAGGAATGGAAATGACTTGGCCTGTGAAGAATAACAAATAAAAGAGTAGTGATATAAATACTTTAGAGAAGTCCCAGGTTTATTTGCATGTCGGAATTAAATGTAGGAACAATTACTGCTACTAATGTCAACACTTCTAATGTAAGTGCTACAAGTGATGTAGATGTTGATGGGAACCTTACTATTCCTAATAAGACTAATAGTACTCGTCCATCAGCACCTCCTACAGGTACAGTTATTCATAACACCGAAGAGGATAAGCAGCAAGTTTATAATGGTACTGAATGGAAAACTATTGGTGGAGATCTAGTTGCTACTCAATATAAGATTCAGTGTTGGGGTGCTGGTGGTGGCGGTGGAACTAGTGGTGGATGGAGTTATGGTGCCGAAGGTGGTGGAGGTGGATATATTGAGGCAGATATAACAGGACTAACACCAGGAAACACTCTTTATATTCGTGTTGGTGAAGGTGGATTAGTTAATGGCACACGCATGTCATATGGTGGTGGCGGTCAAGCAAACCGCGCTGGTGGTGATAATAGGTATGGTTCTAATGGTGGTGGTGCAACTGGTGTATTCCTTGGATCTGTATCTCATGCTAATACAATAATCATTGCTGGTGGCGGCGGTGGAGGTGGATCATCTAGAAACCAAGAAGGCAACTTTGGTGGTGCAGGTGGTGGTCCTACTGGTCAAGATGGTTTTTCTCCTTATGACGATAAGTGGCAATATCGTGGCAGAGGTGGTGGAGCAAGTGAAGGTGGTAGAAATAACCAGCAGGGAGCTTCGTATGCGGCCCAAGCATTAGAGGGCGGATCTGCTGCATCTAATGGTTATGGTGGTGCAGGTGGTGGAGGATATTATGGCGGCAGTGCTGGAGGTTACTCTGAACAGCACACAATGGCAGGTGGTGGAGGTGGATCTGGATATGCAAATCCTACATATTGCAAAGCTATTAGGAATCTGCGTGGGGAATATCGTATGCCAGCAGGTGCTGGTGAATTAGGATATCCTGGTGGTAGTCTTTCATTTGGCGGTAATTCTAATGCAACTGCTGGTAGTCATGGATACTGTAGAATTACAGATGCTAATGGGACAGTAACGACTTATACATATACAGGTTCGGATGTAACTATAACAGTACCATGATAAGTTGAATTTGTGTATATGAAAATGACTTGACCTGTGAAAAATAATAAATGAGTACCTCTGACGTATATCTTGGTAATCCCAATCTAAAGAAAGCAAATATTGCTCAGGAGTTTTCCCCCGAGGAAGTACAAGAGTATCTAAAATGTGCTGATGATCCAGTACATTTTATTCTTAATTACATTAAGATTGTTTCCCTAGATGAAGGTGTTATACCTTTTACTATGTACGACTTTCAAGTCGATATGGTAAATAGTTTTCATGACAATAGATTCAATATTGCCAAGTTACCTCGTCAGTCAGGTAAGTCTACTATCGTTACAGCATATCTTCTTTGGTATGTTCTATTCAACCCCAATGTCAATGTAGCAATCCTTGCAAACAAAGCAGCGACTGCCCGTGAAATGTTAGGTCGCTTACAACTTAGTTATGAAAATCTCCCAAAATGGCTTCAGCAAGGCATCCTCCAATGGAACAGGGGATCATTGGAACTTGAGAATGGCAGTAAAATTCTGGCTGCATCTACTTCCGCTAGTGCCGTCAGGGGCATGTCTTTTAATGTCATATTTCTGGACGAGTTCGCGTTTGTTCCGAACCATATTGCTGACCAGTTCTTTTCATCTGTGTATCCTACTGTATCTTCTGGTAAGTCTACAAAGGTAATTATCATCTCCACGCCACATGGGATGAACATGTTCTATAAGTTGTGGCATGATGCAGAACAGGGAAAGAATGAATATCTACCGACCGAAGTACATTGGTCGCAGGTTCCTGGTAGAGATGCTGCATGGAAAGAGCAGACTATCAAGAACACTTCAGAACAACAGTTCAAGGTTGAGTTTGAGTGCGAGTTCCTTGGTTCTGTCGATACATTGATTGCTCCAAGTAAACTGAGGACTATGCCGTATGTTGAACCTATTGCACAAAATAAAGGTCTTGCAATATACGAGAAAGCGATTCCAGAGCATAACTATATTATTACTGTTGACGTTGCTAGAGGAACGTCTAATGATTACAGCGCATTTATTGTAGTAGATACGACAACTATGCCATATAAAGTAGTTGCAAGATATAGGAATAATGAAATTAAACCTATCATCTTTCCTAATATTATTATTGATGTGGCGAAGAACTATAATAATGGGTACATATTATGTGAAGTAAATGATATTGGTGGACAAGTAGCAGACATTATTCAGTTTGATTTGGAGTATGAGAACCTGTTGATGGCAGCAATGCGTGGTCGTGCTGGACAACAATTAGGTCAAGGGTTCTCTGGTAAGAAGACTCAACTGGGTGTTAAGATGTCTAGTGCTGTAAAGCAGGTTGGATGTTCTAACCTCAAAGCATTGATTGAAGAAGATAAACTCCTCATTCCTGATTATGAAACCATTGCCGAATTGACTACCTTTATTGTCAAGGGACAGTCGTTTGCTGCAGAAGATGGTTGTAACGATGACCTTGCTATGTGTTTGGTTATCTTTGCTTGGATGGCAATGCAGGAGTATTTCAAGCAGATGCATGATAACGATGTGAGGCAACGTATCTATGATGACCAGAGAGAATCTATAGAACAAGATATGTCACCATTTGGATTTATTAGTGATGGCATGGAAGATGAATACTTTGCGGATGCTCAGGGAGATGTTTGGCAGGTTGCGGAATATGGAGATAAGTCATATATGTGGGAGTTTAGGTAAGGATCCAAAAATATAAATAATCCTAGACAACCGATGTTGGAATTAAACCTAGGAGACTTAAACAATGGCAGTCAATCAATCCTCGCCAGGGGTAGTCATTCAGGAAAGAGACCTGACGACTATTACTTCACTATCAAGTGCAAACGTTGGTGTTCTTGCAGCACCTTTTGAACTTGGTCCAATAGAAGAGATCGTTAATATTTCCACCGAAAGAGAATTAGTTGAGAAATTTGGTAAGCCAAATGACTACAACTACGAGTACTGGTACACCGCTGCTCAGTATTTGAACTATGGTGGCGTACTTAAGACAATTCGTGTCAACTCGTCTGCCCTGAAGAATGCAGTTGATACAGGTAGTGCTCCTCTGATTAAAAATCTTACGGACTATGAAACCACTATCGAAAGTGCAAACAACACTTGGTCCTGGGCAGCAAAAACTGCAGGAACCAAAGGTAATTCTATCGGTGTCTTTGTAACTGATGCTGGTGCTGACCAGATTGCAATTATCCCTGCTCCAGGTTCAGGTAACGAATTCGAGTTTGTCAATGATGCTGCAGTAACTGCTGCTTCTGGCGCTGCTGGTAAGGTATTCAAGTACAGCATTGTATTAACTGTTACTTCTGTTGTTGGTGATTTCACTCCTGGTGTAACTACAACTATTTCAATCTCTGGTTCTGCAGAAACCGTTAATGTTCTCGCTTGGGATCCTGCAAACAAGAAANTAGAGATTGGTCTTCCTGCTGGTGGTGTTACTGGCATCGTTGCTGATGCACAGGTTGTTACTCAAGGAACTAATACTGCTGAAATCTCTGTTTCTGGTATTGAGCGCAAACTGTATATTGCTCAGAATAAGAGCAGCATTGATTTTGCTGCTGCAGATAGCGTTGAAGATACAAACAGCAACGCTGCTGTTATTACTTCCGTTCGTGGTGAGTATGATGAGCGTGAGTATCTGCCTGGTGTAAAATGGGTAAATACTGCTCCTCGTCCTAGCACTTCACAGTGGGCAACTACTGCTGGTGGATTCCGTGATGAGATGCACGTCTTAGTTATTGACATCGACGGTGCTATTACAGGAACTGCTGGTGCTCTTCTTGAGCGTTTCATTGGTGTTTCTAAAGCATCCGATGCCAAAACTTCTGTTGGTGAGACCAACTATTATCCCGAGGTTATCAAGCAGCGTTCACAGTATATCTACTGGGGTGAGCACGAGACCACATTGTTCGCACCATCTGGAACTCCTTCTGATGGCACTTGGGGTTTAACAGCATCTGCTCGTCAGTTCAATCTAGTTCGTTCTGTTGCTGGTACAGTAGACTATCCTGCTGGACGCAAAACAATTGGTTCTGCAGGTAACTCCACTTACTACTATCGTCTTGCTAATGGCACTGACTATGCATTGAGTGGTGGTGTATATTCAGTAGCTAATAGCGACGTTTCTACTTCATACGAATTAGTTAGTGATCCAGAATCACAGACTGTTGACTTCATCTTGACAGGTCCTTCTGGTGTTGATGATGCAGCTGCTATTGCCAAAATTACTTCATTGGTTAATATCGTCGAAGAGCGTCGTGACTGCATGGTATTTGTTTCTCCTCGTAGAGCAAATGTCATCGGAGTTTCTAACGCTGGTGTAGCAACATCAAATATCATCACTTTCTTCGATCAACTGCCTTCCTCCTCTTACGCAGTATATGATTCTGGTTATAAGTACATCTACGATAAGTACAATGATGTTTATCGTTATGTCCCTTGTAACGGTGACGTTGCTGGTCTTTGCTTGCAGACAACTGAAGTTGCAGAACCTTGGTTCTCACCTGCTGGTTTCCAGCGTGGTAACTTGAGAAATGCAATCAAACTTGCATATACTCCTAACAAGACTCAACGCGACCGTTTGTATTCTGCTCGTGTCAATCCAATCGTTTCTTTCCCTGGTCAGGGCGTAGTTCTTTACGGTGATAAGACTGCACAAGGTTTCGCTTCTGCATTCGATCGTATCAATGTTCGTCGCTTGTTCCTCACGATTGAGCGTGTAATCAGCGGTGCTGCTAAGGCACAACTGTTTGAACAGAACGATGAGTCGCAACGCGCATTGTTCCTGAATATTGTCGAACCTTACCTTCGCGATGTTCAAGGTCGTCGTGGCGTAACTGACTTCTTGGTTAAGTGCGACACTCAGAACAATCCTCCTGAATCTGTTGACCGTGGTGAGTTCTATGCTGAGATCTTCGTCAAGCCCACACGCACTATTAACTACATCACACTAACATTCGTTGCCACCAGAACTGGTGTTGCATTCAACGAAGTTGCTTCCTGATAACAGTTAACATAACTAAGAGACCTTACGGGGTCTCTTTTTTTTGCCTGAAAATATTGTTTGTAATAAATACTAAGGACAGAGACACCTGAGCAAAAAAACAATGGCAAAAAGAGGAACTATTGACGACTTTAAAGCAAATGTCGCTTCAGACTTTGCGCGTCCTAATCTATTCCAAGTAGACTTAAACTTCCCACAAGGAATCATTAACAATTCCAGTTTGATTGAACTTGGTAAGTTCACTGTTCGTGCAGCGAATCTTCCATCTTCTCAAATCGGTGTTATTGAAGTTCCTTTCAGAGGAAGAGTCCTGAAGATTGCAGGCGACAGAACGTTTGAACCTTGGACTATCACTGTTCAGAATGACAGCAACTTTGTTCTGCGCGATGCATTTGAACTTTGGGCATCCAGCATTCAGGCATACAACGAGAACTTCACTCAAGCAGGTGGTCTCGGAGATGCTGATGATGCTACTGGTTACTTCGCTGACATGACTGTTCACCAGTTAGCACGCGATATTAAAGATGGAAAC